ACCTTTGCCACCGCTGACCTGTTGCTGCCCCAGGGCGTCGATATGGCCGCTCGTGCCGTTCACAACGGCATCTCCATGCGTGTGGTTCGCCAGTACGACATCAACAACGACCGCATGCCATGTCGTATTGACGTGCTGTACGGTTACAGCGTGATTCGTCCGCAGATGGCTTGCCGTCTGTGGGGCTAAACGGCCAAGGGGCTTCGGCCCCTTTCGTCAACTCAATTTTGAAAGGAAATTATCATGGCTCTCCCTAATGGTGCAGGTGGTTATCAAGTCGGTGATGGCAACATCTCCGAAGTTCAACTGTTCACCCAGGCTGCTCCGGCTGCTTACACTGCCGCTGCAACCCTGGTCGCTGCCGATCTGACGAACGGCATCATCACGCTCAACGCGGGTACCGATCAAAGTCTGCAACTGCCGACTTGCGCGAACCTGGATGCTTTGGTGTCTAGCGCCAAACCCAACTCCAGCTTCTTGTTTTCGGTGATCGCACTGGGTGCCGGTGGTGCTACTCTGACGACCAACACTGGTTGGACGTTGGTGGGCGTTGCCAAAGTGACGGCCGCAAACCGTTATGTGGCCCGCAAGACTGCCGACGGTGCTTGGACTTTGTACCAAGTTGCTTAAACCTAAACGGGGGCTTCGGCCCCTGTTTTGAAAGGAACTGACATGCCCAATACCAAACCTGTTGGTGTCGCGTACTCGGACCCGGAACTTGTTTCCGGCACCACGATTACCGGCGCTACGATCACTGCTTCCACATTCAGCGGAACAGTCGCGTCCACGGCAACTACTGGCCCTGTGGTGGCAAACGCTACTGCTGGCTTGTATTTCCTGACTTCGGCTATCACTGCCAACTCGACCACCACCACGGCTCCTGTTGGCTCTCTGGCGACAACGACCAACGCAACTGGCACTGGTAAGCTGTTCATTTCGGACGGCACCAAGTGGCAGTATCCTGTGGTTGCTTAACCAAACGGGGCTTCGGCCCCGTTCTCAAATATGCCCGTCATCTACCTTCAGCACCCACAGCACGGCACCAAGATCGCAACGCTCGATCTTGAGGCCGAATATGATGAACAAAACGGCTGGACACGCTACAATCCTGACACGCCTTCGTCCGTCGAAGAAGTGGCCTCGGATGCCGATGTGGCTCCGGTTGCGCGGCGCGGTCGCCGCAAGAAAGCCGAGGAATCGGTAGAAACCCCAGTGCCTGACTTCCTGGCACCGCAGTCCGACGAAGGAGAGTGACATGGCAACCTACACCGCAGGCGAACAAATTAACCGGGCGTTGCGGCTACTAGGTGTGCTGGCCGAAGGTGAAACGCCTTCCGCATCCGTGTCTCAAGACTGCTTGATGGCGCTCAATCAGATGATTGAGTCGTGGAATACCGAGCGCCTGTCAGTCTTCTCCACCATCGATCAAATCTGCAACTGGCCCGTTGACCAGATCAACGCCACCCTTGGCCCCACCGGCTCACTGGTGCGCCTGAACGGCGTTGCCGAGCGCCCGATCCTGGTGGACGACGCCACTTATTTCCGTGATCCGCAGACCAACGTGTCCTACGGGATCAAGCTGATTAACCAGCAGCAGTACGACGGCATCGCGGTCAAGACTGTCACTTCGACGTACCCCCAGGTCATGTTCGTCAACATGACCTACCCAGACATCGACATCTACATCTACCCGCGTCCCACCCGCCTGCTCGAGTTTCACTTCATCAGCGTTCAGCAACTGGACCAGCCTGCTGACCTGTCCACACAGATTTTGTTCCCTCCGGGTTACCTGCGGGCGTTTGCCTACAACCTGGCAATGGAGATCGCGCCCGAGTTTGGCGTGGAGCCGTCACCCCAGGTGCAGCGCATCGCCATGACCAGCAAGCGCGACTTGAAGCGCATCAACAATCCGGATGACGTGATGTCGATGCCGTACTCGCTGATCGCCACGCGCCAGCGCTTCAATGTCTATGCGGGTAACTACTGATGAAGACGCCGATTCTTGGCTCGACCTATGTGACCCGCAGCGTCAATGCTGCGGACGCCCGCATGGTGAACCTGTTCCCCGAGGTCATTCCCGAGGGTGGCAAAGAGCCTGCGTATCTTCAACGTTGCCCAGGGTTGCAAAACCTTGCCACCATCGGTAATGGGCCGATCCGAGGGCTGTGGGCCTTCTCGTCCGACAACACCGTGGCGTTTGTGGTCTCGGGCAACAGCCTGTACAAGATCAACACCAGCTACTCGGCAACCCTGCTCGGCACAATCGCTGGCACTGGGCCGGTCAGCATGGCCGACAACGGCACCCAGTTGTTCATCGCGGCCAACGGCCCAGGCTACATCTACAACAACACGACCAACGTGTTCGCGCAAATCACCGACCCCGACTATCCTGGCGCGGTGACTGTGGGCTACCTGGACGGCTACTTCGTGTTCAACGAGCCAAACAGCCAGAGAATTTGGATCACCAGCCTGTTTGACGGCACCTCGGTTGACCCCCTCGACTTTGCCAGCGCCGAAGGCTCCCCTGACGGCGTGGTGGGCATCATCGTGGACCACCGCGAGGTGTGGGTCTACGGCACCAACAGTGTCGAGGTCTGGTACGACGCAGGCACTCAAGACTTCCCACTTCAGCGCATCCAGGGTGCGTTCAACGAGATCGGCTGCATCTCGGCCTATACCATTGCCAAGATGGACAACGGCATCTTCTGGCTGGGCGCTGACGCTCGGGGCCAGGGCATCGTCTACCGCGCCAACGGCTACACGGGCCAGCGCATCAGCACCCATGCTGTCGAGTGGCACATTCAGCAGTACGGCAACCTGACCGACGCGCTGGCTTACACCTACCAGCAAGATGGCCACTCGTTCTACGTCCTGATCTTTCCCAGTGCCAACACGACCTGGGTCTACGACGTTGCCACTGGCGCGTGGCATGAGCGGGCTGGCTGGAGCAACGGGTCGTTCACGCGCCACCGCAGCAACTGCCAGATGGCGTTCAACAACAAGATCATCGTGGGCGACTACGAGGACGGCAGCATCTACGCTTTCGATCTCGACACCTACGCCGACAACGGCCAGATTCAGAAGTGGCTGCGGACCTGGCGGGCGCTGCCGACTGGGCAAAACAACCTCAAGCGCACCGCGCACCACAGCCTGCAAATCGACCTCGAGTCGGGTGTTGGATTGAACATTGGACAAGGCAGCGACCCCGAGGTCATGCTGCGTTGGTCTGACGATGGTGGTCACACCTGGTCCAACTACCACACCGCGCCGATTGGCAAGATCGGCCAGTTCTACCGCCGCGTGTTTTTCCGTCGCCTGGGCATGACCTTGAAACTGCGCGACCGCGTGTACGAGTTGTCCATGACCGACCCGGTGAAGACTGCGATCATGGGGGCTGAACTGCTTATCAGTGGGACAAATGCCTGATGGCGACACTCGACATCACCAACATCACCCCACCCAGGGTTCCGCTGACTGATGCGCGAACCGGGCTGATCTCGCGTGAGTGGTATCGGTTTTTCCTGAACTTGTTCATGCTGACCGGCGGCGGTACTAACCAGACCTCGCTGACTGACCTGCAACTGGGGCCACCGATGCCTCAGCAGGAAGACCTGACCGACATCATCATCGATGTCGAAGGGTTGCAGACCCAGCCCGTCCCCGGCACCTCGGAACTCCAAGCCGCACTCGATGTCGTGCGCCAGCAGCTTCAGACGCTGCCCCGGCCCGAGTTGGGCACCATGTCGCAACTCCAGCAGTCCTGGTTGCCCTGGGTCACGTTCGACAATGCGCCTGAAGTGACGCCACCCGACGTGGGCACCGTGGCCTGGGACGGCGGCACGACCCTCGGGGTGCAGATGACCACCAATGTGGTCGGGCGCGTCAACGAGTCGGGTTACTACTACATCAAGGCCAGCAGCGCCATCACCAAAGGCGAGGTCGTCATGTTCACGGGTGCCGTAGGCGCATCCGGGGTGCCCACGGGCGCACCGGCCACCGGCATTACCGACGGCAGCTACATCATGGGCATCGCCGCCGAGAGCATCGCGCTCAACGGGTTCGGGCTGGTGCAGTTTTTGGGCACCTTGCGCGGTGTAAACCTTTCGGCTTATGTCGATGGCGACATTCTCTGGTACAACCCCGCCGTGACCGGTGGGCTGACCAAAACCAAGCCCAGCGCCCCCAACGTCAAAGTGCAGATGGCTGCGGTCATTTCGGCGTCCAACAACGGCACCATGCTGATCCGCGTGACCGCTGGGTCTGAGTTGGGCGGCACCGACTCGAACGTGCAGTTCGGCACTTTGGCGACCAACGACCTGATCCAGTACAACGGCACCTACTGGACCAACGTCACCCCGGCGTCGGTGATTGCGGGGGCCGGTGGCGCACCGGTGACCAAGACCGCCAACTTCTCCGTGGCGGCTGGGGAGACTTGGCTCATCAACAACAAGTCAGGGTCGTCTTGCACCGTGACGTTGCCCAGCGCCAGCACCAACTCGGGCCGGGTGCTGCACTTTCAGAACTACCAGGCCCAGACCCTTGTGTCAGCGTCCAGCAACGTGGTGCCCCTAGCGGGCGGGGCGGCTGGCACGGCGATCCTGGCTGCGGTTGCCGGTGCCAATGCCACCTTGGTTTCTGACGGCACAAGTTGGATAATGACGCAATACACATCGAACAACGCCCTACTTTTGGAGTGATGATATGACAGTCACCGTCAAAAACATTGTTCCGGCCAAAACGGTCGAGAACGCCCAGACCACCCAGTACACGGCGACTGGCGTGACCACGATCATCGACAAGTTCACGGCGACCAATTACAGCGCGGCTGCTGCGACCATCAGCGTCAACCTCGTCACGGCTGCTGGCTCGGCGGGCAACAACAACCTGATCACCAAGACCAAGACGCTTCAACCGACCGAGGTCTACACGTTCCCCGAACTGGTGGGACAGGTTTTGAACCCTGGCGACTTCATCAGTACAATCGCTGGAACAGCAAGTGCCATCAACATGCGGGTTAGCGGACGCGAGGTGACTTAAATGAATTTCATCGAACCCGACATTCGACATCATTTTGGCGGTGGTGTCTACGCCAAAGAAACATTTATCCCCGCTGGTAAATGGTTGGTCCAACACACGCACAAATTTGACCATTTGTCCATTTTGGCGCAGGGTTCGATTGAATTGATTGTTGATGGCGCAAGCACTGTTGTTCACGCACCCGCGTGTTTAACAATCGCTGCTGGCAAACATCATGGCGTAAAGTCGTTGACCGATGTTATTTGGTACTGTGTTCACGCAACCGAATGCACCGATGAGGACGAAATCGATGAGGTCATCATTGCACCCGTTGATGCAGCGCAGATTCGACAGATTGCTCAGTGTTTGAGCGAAGGAGCATGACATGGCATGGATGATCCCCGCCGCAATCGTAGGCAGTTCACTGTTGGGTGGCAGTGCGGCTAAAAGTGCTGCCAGTACACAAGCCGCCGCAACAGATCGTGCGGCTGAGTTGCAAAAAGAAATGTTCGACCGGCAAGTCGAACTGTCGGAACCTTGGCGCAAGGCTGGTGAAACCGCACTCAACCGATTGATCCCGCTCGTCACTGATTACAAATCTTTCGGCATGGATCAGTTTCAAGCCGACCCAGGTTATGCGTTCCGTTTGTCTGAAGGCCAGAAAGCCCTTGAACGGTCTGCTGCGGCCCGTGGCGGTTTGTTGTCGGGTGCAACCGGCAAAGCCTTGACCCGATATGGTCAGGAAATGGGTTCGCAAGAATACACCAATGCTTTCAATCGATACCAGGCCGAGCGTCAAGCCCGACTTGCCCCATTGCAATCATTGGCCGGTGTCGGTCAAAGCACGGCCCAACAAATTGGTCAAGCAGGTCAAACGATGGCGTCGAACGTTGGAGAAGCATTGACCAGCGGTGCTGCCGCACGAGCATCGGGGTATGTTGGTGGCGCAAATGCTTTGACTGGTGGTTTGGGAACCTATCTCAACTATACGCAAAACCAAGCGCAAAATGCTTTGCTGGAAAGAGCACTTGGTCGCAACACGCCCAACTATGGTTGGTCAGGAACTTCGCTAAATTCATTTTTTGGCGGCACTGGCGGTTCTGGCGATTAAGGAATTAACATGCCTATCAATCCCGCAATTTCCCTTGGCGTTAAGCCTCTCGACATTCAAATGCCCAACGCGCTGGCTCAGGCCGCGCAAGTTATGCAGTTGCGTCAAGCGCAGGCTCAAATTGGTGAATCCGAGGCGCTTGCCGAGGAGCGCAATAAACTGCGCCAACTGAATCCCAACGCGCCAGATTACGAAAGCCAGTTGTTCAGAGTAAACCCGCAACTGGGTATTCAGTACCGCAAAGAACGCACCGCCGCTGAGTCTGCTGAAGCCACCCGTCAAAAAGCATTGACCGAAGCCGCCACCGCTCGACAAGCGCTGTTGGGTCAAGCCAAACGCGACATCAGCCAGCGTCCGTCAGACGCCAACATCATGGCGTACCTTGAGGACATCGAATCGTCGCCGTTGTTCACTCCTGAAGAAAAAGCCCAAACGCGTCGCAACTCTGAAACTTTGCTGCAAATGCCGTTGTCTGAGCGCAGCGCGTACCTTGCAAGCCAAGGCGCTAAGGCTGGTGAACTGCGTCCGCACGTCACTGCTCAAACCACTGGCGCGACGAATCGCATACTTCAAACTCCGGCATTTGGTGGTGCCGCAACTGTTGTTCCAGGCAGTGAAGTTGCTGTTACTCCGACACAAGCGCAACTGATGAGCGACGCTCGTGACCGTGAGCGCATCAAACTCGAAGGTCAACGTCTTGGTCTTGAAGGCCGTCGTGTTGCCGTGCTCGAGGAAAACCAGCGCCGCGATGCCGACCCTGTGTTCCAGCAGCGTATGGAGGCGGCAAAGGCAACCGGTCAAGCCATCGCCAAGGGCGACGTGGCCGCACAGCAAGCGTTACCCAAAATCATCAGCCGTGCCGAGGAGGGCTTGCGCCTCATCGACGAGATGGTCGGCAAACAGGAAGTGCGCGACAAGAACGGTAAAGTTATCCAAGCCGCCACGAAGCCGCACCCTGGCTTCGAGAACGCCGTGGGCACCACTTGGCTTCCTGGCGCACGGTTTGTCGATGGCACCGATGCTGCCGACTTCATGTCGCGGTTCAATCAAATTAAGGGCGCATCGTTTCTTGAAGCGTTTGAGTCGCTCAAGGGTGGCGGTGCAATCACTGAGAAGGAAGGCGCAAAGGGCACCGACGCCATCAATCGCATGTCCACCTCGCAAAGCGAGAAGGAGTTCCTGTCTGCCGCTCGTGATCTGCAAGAAGTCATTCGCAAGGGTGTGGCGAACGCACAACGCAAGGCTGCGACGGGTGGCGGTGCCCCTGCTGCGGCTCCTGCTGCCGCTGGTGGCGTCAAATTCCTGGGGTTTGAATAATGCCAGTCGCCCGCTTTCAGCTTCCTGATGGCCGCGTTGCGCGGTTCGAGGTGCCGGAAGGCACGACGCCTGAGCAAGCCCAATCGCTGATCCAGGCTCAACTGCCCAGCATCGCGCAACCACAGCCCGCGCTGCCGCAGTCCATGCAGCCGTCTGTCGCTCAGGTGACACCTGATGCGATCCCTGGTGGCCGTCAAGACCTGACAACTGGGCAAAAGATTTACCAGGCCGTGCGTCCGTATGCCGCGCCTTTGGTGGAGGCTGCTGGCGCAGTGGGTGGTGGGTTGCTGGGCGGCACCGCAGGCACGTTTGGCGCGGGTCCAGTGGGCACTGCTGCCGGTGGAGTGGCTGGTGCTGGTCTGGGTTACGGCATCGCCAAGGAACTGATCGAGGCTGCTGACGTTGGCATGGGCATGAAGCCCCCGCGCACCGGCGCTGCCACCGTTGTCGAACCCGCTCGTAACATCCTCGAAGGTGCAACTTTTGAAGCGGGTGGGCGCGTTTTGGGTCCGGTGATCGGCAAAGCCGTTGGCAAGGTCATGGACTTGCGGAACATTCCGCAGAACAAGGCTGCTGACATTGCCCGCAACGCCCTTGGCCCCGACCTGCCCGAAGTGCTCAACGCGCTCAAGGCAGCGCAAGGCCAAGGCGTCAGTGCAGCCCAGGCCACGGCCAACATCAACAGCCCGACCTGGCAGGCGCTGATCGACCGCGCCACGGCCCGCGATCCGCGTTTCCTCGAGGCGCTCAAGGCGTCCCAAGGCGAGGTGTCCCTGAACGCCCTGGCAAAACTTGCCGGTGGCGCAACGGCTGCGGAAGCGCGGGGCACCACGACTGCCATGAAGGAGGCGCTCAACGTCACCCAAGGGCCAGTGCGCGAGGCTGCATTGACTCGTGCCAACTTGGGCAAAGCGGTGGCCGACTACGAGGCTCAGGCTGGCAAACTGAGCGCCGAGGCTGCTGC